AGTATTGTTGATTATTTTAACAAATGAAGAAAGTGTTCCAAATATTGTCACTTCATAACTATCAACTGCTTTAGATTGAAACATATTTACTTTGTTCAATTGCAGATATACATTAATTAAATACACACCATTAAAGTCCAAATAACATGGAACTTTTATATTGGTTGCAAATAGAAATGGATTTTCAATAGAGATATCATATACATGCTCAAAGAATGCATTATTCTTTTTAGTTCCTGGCAAGGTAATTTGACGAGTAAAATCAGATGGAAGAGTTCCAATATCAAAAAGTCCTGTGACATTATTTGATATCTTTAAGTCCTCATCTTCGAATACGTCTAATTGTTCATCATTTGCGATTAAACGATAGGTAATGTTCTGTGTTGATATAACTCCCATATTAGAATATTAACTTGTAGGATTGTCCGTATTTGAATTGGAATTGATATTGTATCAAATGGTCTACAACCCCTGTTTTAAATACTATATTGCTAGTTTCTATACTCAATGGTCTTACAAAGTTATTTGTTTCATCATATAACCAATAAATCTCATCACTTGCCATCAATTGCTTAAATATATCATTATAAGATTGTGGCACAAAGAATGTGTTTACCGAAATTGCTGGATTTGCATCAATGATATAGTTTTTATTTGAACTATCTTGTTTTGCATATGATAAGGTTGCAGCATCCCATGTTCCTAATTGTGGCTGATAGCTTCTTTTTTGCACATCAAAACTTTCTCTACTAACCATATAGAAATTAAACCAATCAAATTGACCTAATCGGTTTTTCCACATTATTCTTACGTTAGGATACTTTTGTTGACAATCGAAGTTAAATTGAATACTTTGTCCTAACTTAGTTGTTCCATCGTATGCCTGTATTGTATAAGATGTATAACTACCTGAAAGAGGAAAACCACTTTGTGCAGGAGCTTGAGGATAAGAAACGATTTGACCAGATGATGATGCGTTTGATGTTAATGCAATTTCAGCACTTTGTATTGATGATGAATATACTAATTTAGTTGGTTGAGTTCCACCTGATGTTCCTACATATACACCACTATATCCTTTATTTGTTTCAAACATACTTTGTGTTGCAGGTCCATCTGTCATCAAAGGCCAGAAGGCAGAAGATGCAGTTATGTTTTGTCCTACTGCGTCTTGGTTCATTAAACCATATCCATCCAATGCTTTATATGTTGCAGATTTTAAATGAGAACCTGTCACAAATACAGAGCCTGATTGATATCTTACATAAAAATCAACTGCATAAAATTGAACGTTAGAAGAATTGTTATATAGTGTATCTTGTAATGTTGAGTTGATTATTTTAGAAACATCAAATATACCAACACCTGCAGAATTTGCATATTTTACAATTGTATAGTCCGATGTTGATGATGATTGAAATTGAGAACCAGTCCAATAATATAAATCACCGATGTATTGAAAAGATGCAGATGTTAATAATTGTGCATTACTTTCAGCAATGGTGAAAGGCATTGGTGATTGTGCCAATGATACTAATGCTGGTGTTTGAGTTATAGATAAAGCCATTCTTTATTCGTTTAATATAATAACCAACAAAAAACTAAAAGTATTTGATACTATGCTTTTTTAAATTCTTGTAGTATCTGATTTTTTATTTCCTTAGCTAATTCCTTTGTGTAATCTTTAATCATCTTTTTAACAGCAGGGTCATTAACCGCTTTCTGTGCAAATGGATTAGGTTTAACATATGCCTTACCTTTACCACCTGGTTGTTTTCTAGTCCTATGTCCTTCTTCTACAAACTTACCATACTTTGCACCTGGCGGAGCATAATTAATATTAAACTCTATACCATACTTAACATCTTGAACGATATTAGGTTTTTCAGCATTAGTTTTTAATACTTTATTGGTTGTATTTGCAGCTTTTAATTTTTTCTTTAGATTACCTCTTTTTGGTGCTTGAGGGTCTTTGTTTATAGGAGCGTAAGCAACTGTTAGGTCACCTACTTTCTTTGCTATATCTTTTAAACTTGCCATTATGTCCCCTTACCAGTTTGAATAATAGGATTAGCTGAACCTATTTGAGAAAATGTATTACTTCTTGGATTTGATAGATATGTATAATATACTAGTCTACCAGAATTACTTACTCCAGGCATTGCAATCAATCGACCATCAGGAAGTGAAAATAAGTCTTGAAATCCTCTACCACCTGATGTTGGTTCCGCAACGAAATATTGAGTTTTATATCCTGTTTGAGTTGATGTATTGAATCCCCAAATAGAAGAATTACCTACACCTGCTAAAGACCTTATACCATATGGATGTCCATTTTGTCCTACACATATTCCAGTCTCATATCCAAATCCTGCCGTTGCAATTGTTTGTATTGCTTTATTTACAGGATTAATAATACATACTGTTAGATTGACACCTAAAGCTGGCGCAAACACATTTCCATTTGGTAAATTTGTTGGCCCATATCCTGAATTACCTGATAAAGTTCCAAATAAAGTGCCTGTATCGGTTGCTGGATTATATTCGTATATCGAACCATTAGTCGCAGAAAGCTCTTTAAAAAAGTATATAGTTCCAATTGAGTTTAGAACTGCACCCCAAAAACCTGTTGTATTTCCTCCATGTGTGACTGATGATGTTGTTGAAGTATTTGCAACTAAATCGAATATAGCTACTCTAGTTGCAGATGTCACACTTACCAATGGCATTGCATATGCTTTTCCACCATATGCAACTACTGCTGGGTATTGTGAACCTGAGTTTGTTGGAACTGCAATAGAAGCAGTTGCAAGTGTATCACAATCTACTTTAACAAATGATGTAGAACCTGCAATTACCCAACTATTAGTTAAATTATCCCATACTACATTTCTTACTGTCCCTGGTGATATACTTCCCGCTGATGATGATGTTTCTGTTGTTGTATCCCAAATAAAAGTTGTTCCACCACCTTCAGGTATTCCTAATATTTTACCAGTATCATTAATACCATAACGCATAATTGCGTTTATGTTTGTAGTATATGATTGAGTGCTATATGTTGATGCAGTTGGTATAGCAGAATATGCTCTATATGCATCAAAACTTTCTGGAATAAAATCCAATGTAGAAAGTGATGTTCTTGTTGGAAAATCTATATTATCTACCGCTACTGGTGCAAACATATTATGATAAGTTTTTAACTTGTGCTGCTAATACTTGTGTTGTATCAAATGTCACAAATGATACTAAATCTTGTGATGCAGTTATTGCAGTTGGTGTATAATCAATACCACCAGCAAATTTAAATGTTGATGAGAATGTTAAACTACCAGATGCAGCTGCAGAACCACTAGCCATCTTAACCAAAAGGTTTACGGTTTGACCTGCTATAATATTAGTTGCAGTTAAGTGAGTTATACTGCCTGATACTAATTGTAATGTAAAGAAATTACCTTTAGTAAAGTCTAAAGATGCAGTATTTGATGAAATAGATAAAGTATTTACAAATCCATTTAAACTACCTGTTATTCCTAAACTACCTGTAATTGCTGCACTACCTGTATAAGGGAATGCTGCTCCACCAAATGATGAAGTTGCGACTGTCGTAGTTCTTCCACTTGCATTACCTACCCAAACATATCCATTTTGTAAAGATGCAGTTAAAGTATTTTGAATATCGATATTTCCAGATACAATTAAATTATTTAATGCAGTAATTCTACCATCTGTATAGTTTGCTTTATTTTGGAAACCAAAGGCTGCAGGATAAGTATCACCTGCATCATTATTTATATAGATTGTAGGGCCTGTTGTCCATCCACTAACTCCACCGGCAACTGGGTCAACAGTAAAACCAATTTCATCGTTTGTTGCTATAAGACTATTGAATATTGCTAAAGGATTTAATGCAGCTGAATTAGTAAGATTTCTCGTTGTAATACTATTTCTATTAATTGTAGAAGTTCCAGCTGAGCCTGATACTGTCAATCTAGGTGCAGTTGTGCCGCCTGTTGCAGATGAACTGATATATACTTGTCCTTCTACTCTTAAATCTACTGTCGCTGATGAACTAATATAAACACTACCAGTAATTGTTTGATTACCATTGAATTCATTACTCCCAGTTGTTGCATATGAACCGGTCTTTGCATTTAAGTTATCTATGCTAATTTGCTGAGATGCAGTTGTTGAATTAAGATTTGATATAGAAATCAATGCAGATGCACTAAACAATTCTAAGTTATCTGTATCAATTAATAAACTTGCAGTTGTTGAATTAAGATTTGATATAGAAATCAATGCAGATGCACTAAACAATTCTAAGTTATCTGTATCAATTAATAAACTTGCAGTTGTTGTATTTAAATTACTTATAGAAGTATTTACACTCGCAGAAGTTATTTCTAAATTTGTTAATCTTACATCAGTAGATTGAGTATATGCATTGAATGAAGATGTAGTTGTTATACCTGCTCCTTCAATTGATTTATTTTTCCATAATCCATAAGATGCACTTTCGTATTGTAATAAATCACCTGTTTGTGGTGAATTGATTTGCACATTATGTAATTCATCTAATTCCCAGCCATTTGTAATACTAACATAGATTGAACCATTGTTTTGTTGTGCTCTTAATACCTGTCCTAATGCTACTATTTGATTAGGTGCTTGTGGTTGAACTCTTGTAAATTGACCAGATGATGACAAGTAAAGTATATCACCAGCAGTATATCCTAAAACAGGGTCAGTATTCACTCCCGTCACAACACCATTTACAACTACTTCAACATCTGCTCCTGATGGAGAAGAATATCTTAATAAACCAAAGGTATTTGCAGAAAGTGCTTCGGTATCATAAGATGCAGTTGTAAATACTGGGTTATCACCTACTGCAGAAGTAATGTGAACCACAGTTCCTGCTGCCAATGTAGATGCGTTATTGTTTCTTGCAACTACTACAACATTTCTTGTGATAGAAGATGTTTCTGAATATGATGCACTTAATGCATACGAGCCAGTTGATATTTGTATTGTAAATTGAGAACCATCACCTTTTGTAAATGTAATATCATCATCAACTACTGATGCAGTAATTATAGAAGATGCAGTTATTGAAGAACTAACAAATCCTAATGCAGTTATTTGTGCAGAAGAAGATATAGTTCCTGCAGGTGCACTTCCAGATGCTTGGACAGTTAAATCAAATGTTGAACCATTACCTTTAGTAAATGTCAATACGTTTACATTAACACTTGCAGTTATTAAAAACGAACCACTCTCTGTTTCTGTTACATATGATGAAGTTGCTGCTTCTAATGAACTAACTCTTTGATTGTTACTTTGTGTATATGCATTGAATGATGCAGTTGTTACTAAACTTCCTGTATTTATATTTGTCACCAAAGAAGATGTAGCTACTGTTGTAGTTTTGCCAGTTGAGTCTCCTACCCAAATATATCCGTTTTGTAATGATGAAGTGAATGTTCCATAAACATCTAAATCACCACCAGTTGGAGGCATGCCTGGTAAAGGAGAAATTACTACACTACCAGTTACACCTAAACCATATAAAACCGTAACACCTTTTTGAGACATTGAGTCACCAGATATTACCAATCTATTACCACTACCACTTTGACCTACAATTTTAGGAGTTGAAATTGCAATATTAGTATCATACGGGTCACCCATTTGTTTAGGATAACCAATGCTGATATTGTTATTATAAATGTTTAATCCACCTAATATATCAACGGATGAACTAAAATTATTTGCACCTACAAATGTGTTTGAACCAGTAGTTGCGAAACTACCTGTGTTGATTGTGCTACCACTTACGTCTGGAATATTTACAGCAAATGTAGAATTATCTCCTTTAGTAAAAGTTAGATTTCTTGTTCCATTATTGAATGATGCAGTAATTAAAAAACTACCACTTTCAGTTTCAGTTACATAAGATGAAGTTGCAGAATTTAAAGCATTTATAGAAACTTGTTGAGATGCAGATGATGCATTCAATTGCGATACTGAAGAGTTTAAACTTGCAGTAGTCGTTTCAATATTGTTTAATCTTATGTTAGTCGATGCAGTATATGCATTAAACTGACCTAAACTAGGTATTTGAGATGGTATATTAGAAGCAGAGATATCTCCTTCTATATTTACATCACCTAATGAGTTTACAAATATTCCTAAGCCGTTTCCTAATCCATCTTGCAATTCAACAGATTGTGTTGTAATGAAAGAGTCGCTACCTAAGTGTATTAGCGAAACATAACTTTGTGAAATATATAAATTACTTAAACTTCCCATTTATTTTTATTTTTATGCTTTTGACCAAGTTCTATAAGGTTGATTTGGTGGTAAGTTCCAACTCATAAATGTAGTTCCCCATACTTGTGGAGAAATCCATTCTAAACACTCTTCACAATCCACAAAACTTGCAGTTGGTATTTGCAAGATTGGTAAATTCACCAAATCGAAATCATCTGAGTTCTCAAATGTTTCTACAATAGTATAACAATTTACTCCGTAAGAAGTAGTGATGTTCTGTGCGTTTGGATATACATAAGGTGCAGAAAATACTTGTCCAATACTTCCACTACCATTTAATACTGCTTTATAATTGTCGCCCGTGATACAATCTTGAATAACATAACCGGAGCCAGACGGGCTAATTAAAAAAAAAAGGCAACGGTTTTTATCGTTGTGTGTAGTCAACTCAAAGGTTGCTACCCACCCTGCTAACCCATTATTATATGAGTCATCAAACGCCGCACAATTTATATCTCCGTTTATTTCAAATCCAGCAACACCTCTTTGTGTGTAAGAAGTTAAATCATTAATAATTGCTAATGTATTTGCATGAATGTCAACCACATCATCCACTCCATAGAACGGAAGAGTTTGCTCATTCGTTGTTGGATTACTTTCATTGTTTTTATTTTTAATTTTATCTGCAACTGTCAATTGTATTTGATAAGTTGTGATAGAAGTTCCAAATGAAGTATCTGTTATAGTAACATTACCTAAAGGATATGCAGGAAACTGGTCCACATCTAACTTTGTGATATCACCTTGAGTGACAGCACCGATAGATGGATGGTTCTTCATTATAGTCTTAAAATAATTAAGAGTATTATAATAAAGAGTAAAGTTTGTTCCTGTATTATGAACGATTTGTGTTGACATAATTTTTATAATTGTATTCCACCAAAATATTGATTTGACTGGTCGGGATATATCTGAGTTTGATTTCCAACTGATTCTAAGTATTGAGGTATGAATTGTGAATATGCAATTAAATAGTTTTGTAATCTTAATGCATAATAATCAGCATTCTCTTGTGCTCTTTGTTTTAGGTAATCTATTTCAGATTTAGCAGGAGCAACACCTTGTTCAGATTGTTGTTTAACTGCACCATTTGATTTAAATTGAACAGATGAGAATGGGATATATTCTACACATGAATACCACATCAAAGAATTTTTAATATAATCATCTAAAAGGTCTTGATAATACACTGATAAACTACCAACAGTCCCTGCTACTATTTGTGCTTGTAAGTATTCAAATAGGACAGTTCCCAATAAGTTCTTCAAATACTTATCTTGTGCAGTTCTTACAAATGGCAATAAAGCATCTGCATCAATTGCACCCTGTAATGGTGTGTTTTTTATAATATCGTTTCTGTTTATGAAAAGTGCGTAAGCCATATTGTTTATGATTTAAATATTTCGTATTCTTTGCTTAATATTGTTGGCATTGTAAATCTTTCTTCTTCCACTAAACCATCTTCTATTGTTTGGTCTTGTGGTTCTTCTTGAGTTGCAGGATTTTCTAATGATTTATTTGTTTCATCTTCAACTTGTGCAACTGATTTACCAGTCTCTTCTGCAGTTTGTGAAAGGATTACTAATGGAGTTAATTGTTCAAAATATAATTCCATCTCATCGTATCCACCTTCTGTTAATGCATAATCTAATGCATTTAAGATAAGGTTTTGGAATGGTGCAATTGTCATTGTTTGTAAGATACTAAATGCAGTTTTCATTTCTTCTGATTGTGAAGAGAAACCATTATTCTTAGTTCTGATACCAAACAATAGAGGTGAAGTTACTCTATGTGCAACAAGGATTCTATCTTGTGTATATTCTGCAACATAATCATACTTCTCATGCAAATTAGGAATATCGATAATGTCCAAAGTTGGTTTAGTTGCAGGGTCATCGTTAAATGATAACATAAAACGGCCTGCGTTATCTGTTCCTGTAAACTTTGCTTGAACAAGGTCTTCAATTGTTTCTCTCTCTTCAGGGGCAGGAACTCCGTTATTGAAGTTCAACATCACTGCAGGTAAGAAACCGTTTGTAATGTTATTTAAATGCAAATTAGATATCTCTCCTTCACTTACTGCAAATTGCATTGCTGCAACCCAATCAGGTAGAGAATAATAATAAAGATTTGGTGAATAATGTTTGATGTAAAGTATTTCCATCTTTTCATTAGATGTTCCAAATGCAGGTATTTTCTTTTTCTCTTTTATTTTCTTTTGGTCATTCCAATCTGTGCAATAAAAATAGTTTTGCACTTTAGGATGTGAAAACAACTTCTCTGCTCTTATGTATTGAACAGGAACATGATACATTTTGATTATTTGTGTGTGGTCATCATTCCAATATACTTGATATGCAGCATTACCATAAAGTTTCAAATCAAATGCAACTCTCTTAGTTTCTTCCTGTGGAATTAACTTCTGAAGTGTTTTATTCATAGCTTCATTCTTAGAGTATACACCCTTACCATAAATTAAATCAGCTATACCTTCTATACATGCAGAGTTTGTAGTTGACACATTGTATGTCATTGTCACTGCATCAAAGAAATCATCATGTCCATAAACACCAAATGGTATCCAGTTTTGACGAGTTTTAGTATCTTCCGTAATCATTGGAAGCTGATTGTTATTTACATTTACAATTGCAAATTTCTGTTGTTGTTTCATATTAATCCAATATTATGTATCTGTTTTCGCTAGCGTGTGATGTTACTGGCGGTATTTGGTTTTCGTATTCTTCTTTTCCTACTGATGATGATTTATATACCTGTATAGAACCATGCCATATCTCAATAGATGAACTACCTGATTGATTTAATAAAGTTGCTCTATATTCTGCACCTTCGTATGCACCACTAATACTTGCAGTAAATCCTAACATAGACTCATATCCATTATAAGAAATACCACTCATTGAAAGTGATGAAGATGCAAGAGTATACATATCCTGCAATGACATTGTTAATGCATTACTTGCAGTAGGCTCTGTGCGGATAGTAAATTGATTTGATTGAGATATATAATATCCTAGCATTATCTATAATTTAGCTTGTTCGTATCTTATAATAACAATGGATTATGTGGAAATAGTTAAAATAAAAAACCCCACTCCGAAGAGTAGGGTTAATATTTTATCAATCTAATATTGAGATTAGCTGTTAGTTCCGTATACGATTGTTGGTGCAACTGTCATTCCTGCGAAAGCATTTGAAGTTGTTGAGCCAGATAAGAACGCTGCTGGTAATTGTTCCATACCTGTGAATGTTACTGAATAACCATAAAGGTCACCCAATGCTCCACCAGTTTGGATTGTTCCTGCAGTTACGTCTGCTCCTAATTTTTCACCAACTAACAATGCGTCACCGTTATTAGTCCAGATGATGATTTGTGGTCTACCGTATGCCATCAACTTTAATTGAGTGGTCATTTCGTTAGTCAACTTCTTCAAGTTCAATACTAATTCTTGATTGAAGAAAGTTGTTCCATTATCTCTAGAAGAGTTAACAGTCTCAGTATAGGTTGAATTTCCTTTTAATTGGTAGTAGTAAACGGTTGATCCTGACAATGAAGTCACTTCTCCGTTTCCGTTCTTTGTAAAGCTTCCAGTAGTGTAGTTTAAGAAGTAAACTCCTTGAATACCACCTATCGACTCTTTACAAACTTCGTTTCTACCAGCTGATAAATTACAAGCCATAATGATTAGTTTTTAATTTGTTAGTTAAAAGGAGGGTGAGTTTCCCCACCCGACCTTAATTAGTTTTTATTAGTAAGCTCCGTAGTATACGATATCTTGACCAATACCGAATTGAGTTCCTGCAGTATATCTCATGATAATTCTGTAATTTTGAGAACCATCGATATCCGCCATATCAATTACTTTAACGGTATTATAATCTGAAAGCAACCCGGTTCCGAAGAATAAGTTAGACTTCTGAGCTGCAACGATTTTGTTGTCACTCATACCAGGACACATTACGATTTCAACACCATTGAAGTTCATTGGTTTTTCACCTACGTTCAATTGATTATTGAAACCATTAGCACCTAAACCTGATGCTCCACCACCCGCTAAGGCCGCCTGGTAAGATTTTGCAACGTTTGTAGATACATACATTAACAAATCTTGCTTACCATAAACTGCTTTAGGAACAGTTAAGAATACACCATTCAATTTAGCGATTACGTTGTCTGGAGTTACACTACCAGAGATGATTGCAGATGAACCACCTGAAGTTCTTGCTGGTAATACTGCTGTTGCACCACCCGCTGCTACTGATGCAGAGAATGCTAATTCAAAACCACCGAATTGACCGTTAGTTGAAGTAGAACCTTGCCAGATAGACTCTTCAGTTGCTTGTGCAACTACGCCTCCAACATATGACACCAAGTAGTCATTAAATGACTTAGGTATTTCATCAAATGCTGAAAATCCTAATTGTAAAGCTTCCCAAGATGCAACAAACTCTTGTTTACATAATTGGATGTTTACTTGTAACTCTTTTGGAGTTAAGATTTGTTCAGAGATAGTCACTGAACCTGTGTTAGTAACGAAGTCACATGATGCATCGTTTACTAAGTTTGCTACTGCTAATTTTTGGATTACTGACTTATACTTTACGTTAGGCATAATAGTCACTAATTTGTTGTCCAAAGTAGTTGCAGATAACAATGCTGCTGCGATGTATCCTGAAGCTGCTTCACCTGCGTAAGTAGTTGAAGAGATTGTAGGATTCGCAAATTTTTGTAATTTGTTCATTGTTTTCCTTTTAAAAATAGGGTTAATAATTAGTTATATAATTTTGATAAGAAGCTAGACTGTGCAGTTTTTACTTTCTTACCGTAATTAGGTTTTGTTTGTGCTGAGAATTTAACACCGTTTTCTTCGATTGGAGCTCCATCTAATTTAGGTAACTCTTCTTCATCTACTTCAGCCATTTTAATTCCCTCTTCTTCTTGCACCACTTCAGATGCTACTGGTGGATACATTGCTTCCATTGCTGCAATTTTCTTTTCCATCTCTTCAATTCTGTAAGCCATGTCTTCCATTTTCTTACCTAAATTGATTTCAACTTCTTTCTCACCTTCTTCTTCCATAGACTTATCTTCATCTGCAGGGATTGGTTCAGCTTCTTCAGTTTCTTCTGCCATCTTTAATGTGCCAGATGTTACTGAGTTTGGTTGTTCAGGTCTTACATTTTCAGGTAATTCTTCGCCTGTTCCTTGTGGGATTGGTTCTGTTTTTACATCAGCCATCTCAACGTTTTCTCTTTCTACGATTTTACCATCTTCTGATTTTACTTTTAAAAGAGTTTCGTTTCCTTCTTCATCCTTTAACATTAAGTCGTGGAATCCGTTTGGTGCTGGAGATTTAGTTCCATCTTCTGATACTACGAATAGGTCTTCACCTACATCGAATGTTGCAGACTCAACAATAGTTCCATCTGCTAACTTTGCATAAGTTAATACCACCTCTTCTTTAGATAAAAGTGATAATATCTTATTTAATACATTTTTTGAAGTCATCTTAATTTGTTTTATACCTTATATAACAAAGGTTGTTTAAAAAATAGTTATTTTATGTTTATGAAAATCTTTTTCTAAATACATAATACAATTGTCGTATTTGTTTTGTTGATAAAGCGAATGGATAAATTAACGTAGCTATCATATATCCTTGCAATGATTGATTATTTCCTGAGTTAATATTATTTATACCAATTCTTATGTTTTGATTAGATGGTGCAAATAATCCTCTATCGTATGTGTTAGTATCAGTTGATGCAGATATTGCTGCATTTAAATACATTGTATGTGCATTCAAACCATTAGATGTAAATGTCACCATATTCCAATCATTGTTTGGTAGAGTTGCAGTGCATGTTAACGTTGCTTGTGTATTACCCGATGCACCATACCAAATTGTAGGAGTTATAATTTTAGATGGGCCCATCGGTAAATTAATACCATTATTAGAACCAGTCAAACATAATAAACTACCACTATCATCAGTTGCATCACTCTTATAAACAGAAACAACAGAAATAGCACCTGTTGGTAGTGTTCCAGCATATTCAACATAATAATCAGCGACTGTTGGTGGTTGAAAATTTACACTTCCACTATAAGTAGATACCCATAAAGGAGCAGAACCTCCACCTTGTTTTACAAAGCCGCCTTGTGGTTCACCCAATGAGCCTTCTGCACCATTATATGTAATACCACTACTACCTTGATTTGGATTATAACATATAATATTTCCCCAATCATATATCAATTGAGCTCCATCGACATAATCAAAATCAGAAAAGTTAATTTGTTCACCGCTACTCTTTACAAAAAATTGTGGTATCATATTATACAAATGTGTATGCTGGCACTATGTAAACACTTGATGTATTTACTGCAGTTAATGAAATAATATCTGTTGAGCCTGAAGGTGATGCTTGGTAAGCAGAACCTGAAACTTGCTTAACGTTAGAACTAAATGTTGCTATTGAATTTGTATCTGTGTTAATTACTAAAGTTGCTGTCACACCAGGTCTTGCATTTGTTACATTTATATTAGTTGTAGCAGTTGGTGG